AACCGCCTCGCTCGAACAACTCTCTGGGCTGATATTGTTCACTCTGTACATGCGTGCAGAGGAACATTATATCAGTGGACTCACTCAATTCCCTCAGGCTGCCCCATAACCGCTATTGTTAACTCCATTTATAATAGTCTTTCTATGCGTGTAGTGTTTCTTGAAATGTGCCCTAACCGAACTATTCACGATTTTGAAGCTCATGTATCTATGAATTCCTATGGTGATGATAATGTGGTTAATATCTCAGATGAAATATCTGAAGAATTTAATCAAATTGTTGCTGCTGAAGGTTATTCTAGAATTGGTATGACGTATACTGATGCTGACAAAGAAAGTGAACTCCGCCCCTACAAAACTCTCTCTGAAATCTCGTTCCTAAAGCGCTTTTGGGTTAAGGACAAGTACCTTAACTTCTATGGCGCTCCTGCCACTCTTGCCTCCCGACTCGATATCCTTAATTGGACCCGCGAAGACAATATGACCGACTCTTACGAAAATGAAATGATGACTGTAACTAGTGTAGCCTATGAACTTGCATACATAGGTGAAGAAGCGTTCAACTTTTGGACGCCTCTTATTGCTAAGGCTTACCTCCAAGCCGGACATAAGATGCCAGTGTTTTCTCACTATACTGATTATCTTAAGTCAAAGAGTGTAATGTGATCTCATTAAGGACGATAAAATTCTACTAGTCAAAGTCCCGACATGCTTAACCGTTAAATGCTATTACACGAAAGACGCTGCTTATTCAAGCTTATTTCCTAGGATGCGTCGTTGGCAGCCCCAACAATATCCAAGGAACTAGTAGTCGAAGAGAAGCACTAAGTTATGCTCTCTTTTAAATAACTAACTTACTGACAACAACTCTAACTCTCAACTTGAAACTTATGCCTCAAATTCTGACCCTGCTGCCTTTAATTACTCTACTGACGCCTGCGAATTGCAAAATGAAACAGTCGCCACACTAACTACCCATGATGATGGTGGTGTTCCCCAAGAATACTACACATCTAACCCTGCCAAACTAACCCGCCAATTGCAAAACCAATGGGGAGATCATGGACATCGCTCTCTTGCTGATTTCCTTACCCGCCCTGTTCGTGTTGCCGTTGGCACCTGGACCACTAGCCAAACTGCTAACACCGCTATTGCTACCTTGAACTTCCCTGATATCCTTATGAACAAAACCTTAATCTCTAACAAACTGGATGGTTTTACTTTTCTTCATGCTGGTATTCGCCTACACATCGAACTCACTGCTCAACCTACACAAGCTGGTATGTTGATTGTTTCTCATCAACCATACGCTGCTTATGCTAATGTACAACCTACCGCTATCAATGCTACAT